CGGATCGTCCCTCTCTGGAATCGTACCCTCAAAGTCTACTGCTGGCATGGAAATGGGATCTACTGTAATCTCCCCAGGATCGATGGGATTTATCCCACTCAAACCAGCATCGTCTACCGGAACCCAACCAGGTATGCTCCAGATAATCTCGCCAACCGCTTCAGCCAATTCATCCAGAAGCGCAAGAGCTGTCTCTCTGGCTTCGTCAGCGTACGCCTGGGCATTAGCAAACCTTTGGCTCACCAACCTTGAAGTATCTGTCGGATCGTCATAGGGCGTTATGAGATACTTGTCGTCCTCACCGTAGTCCAAAAGTTTCATGTTAAACCTCCTCAGTTATCTCTTCACCAGCGTTGACTGAGTGTTGCGTCCAAAGGCTGTCATATTTCCCTACGGCTCTACACTTGCCGTTCCCATATCCTTGGGCGGGTTCATCTTCCCGATTTAGAGCTAAGTCCAGACCCTCTGCAGTTCCGTAAACATCATGCTCATAGCACCCGAACCAAATACAGTTGTGATCGGGTTCAACCCCTTCCTCTAGGTAAAATTTCCCTTCGTAGTACATAAAATAAATTCGTTTGGAGGGTGCATTTCCATTGTCCACCATTATGAAGATGCCACCGATATAGACCGGCTTGCCATGAAAGTCGTAAATCTTAAAGGTATCAGTCCACACAGCGTCCTGGTCTGTGCCTGGATCGTGAATTATCCAGCTAGTTCCATCGTCAAAAGCGATACTCCAGCGATAAGGGTAAACAAAGACATAGGGTCGAGTGTGGTTGCCAAAACAAGCATCGAGCGAATGATGAGCGGCATCCACCCAATGTGGTGCTTCCACGATGTTATATTTGTTGTCATATACAAATTCGTGGATGAGTGCCATCCAGTTGTCACCGCTTTTATAGCCACGATCCTCAAAGCCAGGGGCGACAACAGCGTAATCTTCAACTAGGAATGATGTCCCATGCTCCTCATACATCTCACTCTGAGTACACGAAACTTCATCGCAACCGCTAACGTCCCAACGTGAGGTTTTTGTGTACCATGCACTACTTTTGAACCTGACCTTTCCATCAACGGTAACCTGACTTTCCTGGCTCCAACTGACAAATTTATCCTTAGACTGGTGACAGACCTGGAAAGTGCGACTGCCAGTAGACCCCGCTGTCGCCAGATCCACAGGGGTCATTGTGCAATCCCTTATTCCGCTGCATGGGGTACAGATGTCTGTCCAGCGCCACCATTCACAGTAGCCAAATTTGTAGATCAGAATATCCAGATAACAGAAATAATCATAAGGATTCCTATCTGCTTGACTCCCGCCCCCGCCTTTCCCATGAGAGCAGCCGAAGCAACAGCCAAGCCCCGCACCATTCGCCCAAAGGTTGTCAGTACAGCAACAACCAAGCTGTGAGCTATCATAGTAATACCATGTCTCACCCGAACACTCGCCGTAAGCATCGTCAACGGTCCCTCCAGGCCCGATGTGGAAACCACCACAGCCTCCACCTGTGCATTGGCAACCGTAACCACAACTGTATCCGCTTCCCCAATCGGGATTATATTCAGGCCACCCCAACTCTCCGAATCCTGGCCAAACTATCGGTGCAGCGGGACATTCCAAATAATCGCAAGTAGGAGTACCCCGCTCGTCATACCAATGAGACTCATTCCCACAGGTATTGATAAGTTCGCTTTCGCTAGTCTCGTCTATCCTGCCGTCTTTCTCGCTGATAACATCGAGGCCCATGAACTCGGTAAGCATCCCTTCACCTGGGCCGGGGATCGTTCCCTTACTTAGTGGGCCAGGGAAACTCAGTTCAACCTCCTCCTCGCTGTAAGGAAGGTCGGGATCTTCTAGTTGCCATGCGTGAGGATGGCTCCACCTGTTTCCATTTAAGCCACAGACAAGAAAGCCCTGAAAAACATCATTGTCGTGCAAGTCGTAGCAGGGTACTGGTTGGCGAAGGGGTAAGTATCTGTCAATTATGTGTTCTCTGGGCTTTCGCACTATTTGTCCACGCCTTGCTATATAAATTACTGGCATCCCCTCCATAATCTTGATTTCATAACGGCCTGGACGCTGCAAGCTATAAATTCCAGAGCCAGGAACTCCCCGCAAGTATTCCTGCCAGATTTCCTCTGGAGTTCTCAGGGTCAAATCTGGATATTCTTGGCCAGGATTGGAAACAAGTATTTCTCTTTCCAATAGTTGATCCACTTCGTTCCTCGCCCTTTTTAGAACTGCGGCCACCTGGGGATCGCTTAAATCCTCATCATCGTCCACATGAACCCAGGCGTTTTGGTAGTTATGCCAACCCATTATCTTGCGTACCTCAAGATGTAATCCTCGAACCGTTCTTCGTACTGGAGATAAGCCGGATCAGCTTGGCCTCCAGAGTCTATCCCTGTACCTATGGGTCTAATGACAAGAGTTGGCAATTCCTGATCGAGAGTTGCATGGCCATCAACTATGCCTTCCGAATCCTCGATGAGAAGCGCTGGTAATTTCTCATCCAGCGTTGCATGGCCACCATACTGGATCGCTACGATCTTGAGAGTCGGCAACTTCCTGTCCAGAGTGGCAGAACCTTGATGCGTTAGCGTGGCCTCGATCTCCAGCGGAGGAAGGTCACGATCTAGGCTGGCAAGATTCTGATCTGCTATCGATGCCTCGCAGCGTATCCCAGGTAGATTCCTGGCAAGCCTCCCAATAAGACCACCAGTTACGGTGGCATCGATCTCCAGATAGGGAAGTTTCCCTGCGAATCTCAGACCACTCCTGGCATCGATTTGGAGTGTCGGCAGAAGTGAACTTAAATTTGCTGCGCCAATCCTTGATATTTGGCCTTCACTTTCGAGATGCGACAGTTTTGCGTCAAGATAAGCTCCAGAATAGCCCTCGGATCTCAGATCCGGCAAATCTGCGTCCACATCCCCTCGATGGCCGCAGGAGGCTTCTAGTCTGAGCCACGGCAAATAGTTGGGTTCCAGGCCGTCACCCAGGTTTCCCCTGAAGTGGGGCTGGACCCGATAGGTGTGGCCCTCATCGATGAGAACATGATAGCAATCATCTACTTTGAGATTGTGGACGAAGACATCGAGAACAACTATGGTGGCAACGTGATCGTGCCAGGAATCATCAGGGAAGAGAACTGTGCCAAGGCGAAGTTGGGTTCCAGGCGGCATGAATGTCATAAAATCTTGGACGGTAATCTCACTATCTGCAACCACCAGATCGTGGGTTTTATCATCCAGCACAATGAGCGATGTTTCCAGAAAATGCACAGGGCTATAAACAATAAGATCGATAGCCATTTTAATCCCCTCAGTAAGTTAGTCCTGGCGGGATCTCAGCCCCGCCAAGACCTAAACGCTATGCTCCGTAGTATTGGGGCAGCGTCAGTTTGAAGGAGTCGATGGTATATGTGGCCCCAACGGTGATGGTAGTCGTGGACATATTCAGATCCGCTCCAGAAGTCCCAACACTTCCATCAACCCTCGGAAGAACCGTGTCTGCCGCACCGTTGTCGGTGGGGTTAGCCACCAGACGAAAATAGCCAGCGGTTCCGGCTGCAACGCCATCACCCTGCCATGTCTCACCGCTTGCCTTCTCCATCTCGCCATCTGTAGGATCGTCCTCGAACTCCAGGGCGTTATCGAAAGCACCGTGGACAAAGGCTCCAGCACTCTCGGTTACGGTCAGGAGCAATGTTCCTGCAACGGCAGCATCCGGTGAACTCGGCTGAGATCCCGAATAGATGTGCATCTGGCCATCTTTGAAGATGTCCTTCAGGGAGCCACCCCTGGCAATAGCCACAACGGTTCCGGCCAAAGCAACCTCGGTTCCGGCTACTGTGCCGGTAGCGAAGGTGATGGTTCCGGCCACAACAGCCGTAAGGACCGCTCCGGTACAAGGCCCATCGTTACTGGTCGATCCCTGGACGAACAAAACGTCACCAGGGGCGAAGCCAGCGGTTATGAAGCCAGTATTGGAATCTGTAATGGTATCATCACCTCCAGAGCCGTCCACGAAGTCCAAGGTAATGCCAATGATAGCTCCAACAACGGTTCCCTTGAGTCCCAACATCTTGTCTCTGAGTCCTGTGGAAAGTTTGAGTGCCATTTAATCTTCCTCCTCTTCGTTTTTGAGTAACCTTCTCGTTAAAAACTTTGCTAACAGATTCTCACCGCTGTCCGTTTCACCCTCTCCAGTACGCTGTTGGGATGGTACTTGCCCTTGTTCGGCCCCCGCTACTTCTAGGTTTGCCTGTTTCATCCTCCTTCTGAACGCCAAGGCCCGGTGTGGCTCCTTGGCTCTTTCTTTTGCTGCTGTTCTCGATCCTGCCGCCATCGCACCCAATTTTGCAGCCCTCACTTCCTTCGATGATGGCATCCACCTACCCGAAATAGCCCCGACCATTTTCACTTTCTGGTCGTGGAGATGTTCACGAACGCTGCGTCTATGTCCAGGCGTGATAAACCTACCGTATGCCACGATCTCACCTCCTTCCTAAAATTGACTGATGATACTTAGCCTGATCCCTTCTGCGCTTCAGCACATTGAAGGGAAGTGATTGCTGGCCCAACGTGGGCCTTTTTGGTAAAGCGTCAAAGCCGTACCGTGGCTTTTGTCGTTGGGACAGACTAAATTTTTTCTGCGTCTTGGTCGGTAAAAACATTAGATCCCTCGCTTGCGAAACGGTCCCATCTGTTCTCTGCGCTTCGTCCTGTTTTTGAGAAATAGCTCCGGCCCTTCCCCTGGCGCTGCTATCTTCTGGAAATCTGTCCACTTGCGCTTGAAGGGCTTCCAGGCTGCAACCACCTTGGGATGTCCTGAAGGGTGCATGGTCCTGGCTTTCTCCCAGGCTATTCCCGCCTTCTCCACATCAGAGAATGCAAGTCCCTGATGTAACTTCCGTGTTCTCATATCCATTGCCATTGATTAAGCTCCTGGTGGTTTGCGTCCTAAGATCACAGGGATTCCGGTGATTTGATCTATACTGAAATCCACTCCACCCACATTGTCGATACGGACCATCCAGTACCGGCCCTTGCCGTCACGGCCTATCCCCACCTTCTGGCCGTGTGACGAGAGATCGGCAAAAATCGGCTCCAGGTTGAAGCTCCTCTCGTTATCCTGATCGTCTTTCACGGTCAAGACCAAATCACCTTCGGATTTGTACCCGATATACATGGATCTCCAGCGCTTCTGGTTCGCTATGCCAAAGTCGCTGGTGGCCAGTTCAAAGAAAGCCTCGATCTGAGTGGCATCGTCCCGATCCCCGCTATCGAGTACGAAGATCCCGCTGTCATTGCCACCCAGGTGAACCCCATTGAACTTGCACATGGAGTTGAAGTTGTAGTTTGCATACTGTGAGACTCTGTAGCCTCTTAATTCCATGCAAAGGCCCAGGTAATCCGGCATGATTCCCTCCTAAACAATCTTCGCCCTGAACTCGGCCCACTCCAGGCCGTTGGTATAGTTGGCATCGTAAAGCCTGACCTTGGATAAATAGGTCGCACTCCTCAAATTGATGATTTTCTGGAGTAGCCCAAGAGTGAGATCCAACTGGCCAGTAGCTCCGTTAGTAGACCAATCGAAGATGCCAGAGTGATACTGGCTGTCGATTGTGACATCACCGATGGTAAGGACCATCCTGGTCGTGCCGGTTATGTCAACCGCAGACCCATTCTCCCTGAGTTCGAGAGAGTTTACGTTGTCCCTGTTTTTGTAGATTGTCTCAGTAATCATTGAATGCTCCTACGAATGGTGTATGGTTCTCTCCGTAGTTAAACTCACCAGATACCTTTCAACCGTCCGGCTCCAAATGCTCGGATCGACAATATCGCCCAAGGCTGAAGGGACAATATGAGTGATCGTAATTTGAGCCGAAATCACCGCATCCTCACAGGAGTCAACGGTAAGAATGTGCAACTGAGTTATTGCGCTAAGATCATCGGTTAGGATATGCTCACAGGCAGCAACCACTAAGTCGATAGCTCCCAAGACGGTAAGGATTAGGTCACCCTCTCCATCGTGTGCGTGGGACGCAGAGGCCACCGTTAGGATGTGTTTCTGAGTAAGGCCGATAGCAGAGGGTAGGTTTTCGTGAAATGCGTCCTGAACGGCTAAATCGAGTCCTGACGTTAGGTTAATTTGAGGAGACTCAACATCATGCCCACTACCGGCAACGATCAGTTCATGCTCTTGAATAAGGGCGAGAGGCCCAGGATCTTCTGTTCGGTGCATCGAATCAGCGACTACGAGATCGACCACGCCCTCGGAGGTGAGCGTTATGGGGCCAGAGTCGATAACGTCATTTTCACAGTCAGCGCAAGTCAAGATGTGTTTCTGGATAAGAGCAAGTGGGCCTACATCCTCCAGCAAGCTAAAACAATCTGCGACAAGAAGTGCATGGATCTGGAGAAGCGTAATCGGTCCACCGTCCTGGGTTTCGTGATAGCAGTCGTTGACGGTAAGTCCCACGGCCTGTGTTATAGTTACGGGGCCATCATCGAAGATGTCACTACCCGCTGATGCTACTGTGAGGTAGTGGACCTCCTCAAGAGTTAGATCAGTCGGAGTGACGGCATGATCGTGAGGGCCGTCTGCTACAGTAAGAATGTGCTTCTGTGACAGATCCAGATCGGTTGGGGTGGTAAAAAGGTCATGGGTACAATCTACCACGGTCAAAATGTGTTTTTGGGTGAGAGTAACCGGCCCTTCATCCTCGACTGCGTGATAGGGATCAGGAGTGATGGTCAAAGTGGTAGATATTGCAAGAGTCAGATCAGTCGGAATAACTTCATTCAAGTGGAAACAGTCTGCCAGCGTTAAGATGTGTTTCTGAGTAAGCAAGATCAGATCATCGACATCATGCGGGTGGAAATTGTCGGCATCCTGCTCCAAGATGTGTTTTTGAGTTAGGAGGAGTAATTCGCTCGGTACGTTTTCGTGATAAGCATTATTCACCACAAGATCGATACCAGCGGATACAACGTCCACAGAGACAGCCAACTGCAAGGGACTACCGACAGTCCCGATGTTCCCCTGGCTATCCCACACCCCAAAATAGTATGTGCTGCCGGAAGCACAACCCGACAAATCTATGGCCCACCAAACCTCGAAACGATCACCTTTGGTGCTAACCTGAACTAACTGGGCTGCTTGACTGTCGTGAGCATATCCATCAGTCGCATCATTAAGGCAAAGCCCTGTGTTGTTTGCCGTAAACCAAGCTGTGTTCGGAGGGGTAAGGTCCGTATAATTCATATTGGCAGTACCGGCCATAGCGCACTCAGACGCAACTAAAGTTAGCCAGCTACCGGCATCTTTTTTAACTTCGAGAGTCACGGTGGTAGGTACAGTTGTCTTTCCGCAGTTGCTACAGGACAGTTTTATGCCAACCCAAATCATGTCGTTGAGATCCCAAATCGCAAGAGTAGGCGAATTGGCGTGTTTGGCCGGAGTGGCCAAGTCGGCACTCACATGGGCGTTGTCAACTCCATCATCACCCACGGCATCAACGTAATAGGTTCCCACTTAAAGCTCCAATTCCTCGAAGTTGACCTTTCGTAGCTCCATAGCACAATAATCTTCAATACACTCTGGAGCGGATACCGCACAGGAAAACGGCCTGTCGCTCCCCAGGCTGCACAACGTAGCTCCGCTATCTGGATGGACTCTTACCTTGGTGCATCTTCCCTCATCATCGGCAAAGACAAAGCTCTCCCCCCTGTCCAGGCAGCATTCACCACAGTAGACGCAATCCTTCTCGACAACCCACCATTGCTCCAATGTCTGAATGGCATACATCTTGTTATCTTTGAAAATCGTTATCATGCGCTCCCTGCCTTGATTATGGTCCTTTGCGAAACTATCTTACCGAAAGACCTTGCCGTTGTGAGCGATACCAGCGACAAGTGATCGAGATCACCCTCCAGGGTTGGGATCGTCACGTTGTCAGCCGTGTGGAGGATGTAAGTATCGAGAACGGTAAGGTTGTGAAGCTGAGTCAAAACAACGGCATCTGAAACATGAACATGAGAGATACCGCCCACGGCCAACAAGTGATCTTGGAGGAGGAGGATCGTGTCGGAGGTGACTTCGTGAGTCAGACCTTGTACCGTGAGCGGCACTATCATGGCCACGTTGTCAGAATCCAGTTCGTGGTCACAATCTGCCACCAGGAGTTCGTGTTCCTGGGCTAGGACTACGTTATCGGCTAGATGTTCGTGGTCACAATCTGAAACGGTGATGATGAGTTCTAAGGTGGGAGTTTCTGCATCGTGAACGTGGAAGGAATCGTTCAGACCCAAGATATGAGTCTGAGTGAGATCAATAAATGCAGGAGGAGCATGAATGTGGTAGCAACTCGCCACGATCAGAGCGATTACCTGGACCAGATCAACATTCTCTACGAAATGCTCATGGCTGGCATCGGCCACTACGAGATCCACCTCACCCAGGCCAAGAGTTATCGGCCCATCATCCTCCAGGAGATGTTCGCAGTCGGCAACAACGAGATCGACCACCGAAATATGGACAATGGTTATTGGCCCATCATCTTCTAAGACATGAAAAGCACTCGCTAATGTCAGGATATGTTTCTGAGTTAAGGTGACCGGCCCTGGATCGAAAACCGTGTGTTCACAGGAGGCCACCACCAGATCGATTGCCCCCACAGTAATCGTTAGCGGTCCATCATCTTCCAAGACATTGAAAGCATCGGCAACGGTAAGTATGTGGAGTTGAGTCAGGGCTACAGGGCCGGTATCCTGCAGGACATTCTCACAGCTTGCCACCGTTAAGATGTGAGTTTGGGTAAGCGCCAGCAACTCAGTCACATCCTGAAGGTGGAAACAGTCAGCGACAGCAAGGTCGTGTTCCTGGGTAAGCGCTATGAGGCCGTCAGCGAAATGGTCGTTTTCGCAGTCTGCTACGACAAGATCGTGTTCTTGGGTGAGAGCAAAGGGGCCAGGATCTTCTAAGACATTGAAAGCATCCTGCATGACCAGAACGTGAGTTCCAGTAGTCTCCAGGGTGAGATCGGTGGGGTTTACCACATGGGGGTGATAATTATCTCCGTCCATCGTAAGGATATGGACTTGGGTCAGCGCCAGTAGCTCATCCACATCGTGAAGATGGAAGTTGTCGGCATCCATGACCAGGGTATGTTCCTGGGTCAAGGCCAGTAACTCATCAACGTCATGGAGGTGGAAGTTGTCTGCGTCCATCGTCAGGGTATGCTCCTGAGTCAAAACAAGGAGTTCGGTCACATCATGCAGATGGAAACAGTCGGCCAGGATAAGAATGTGCGTCTGAGTTAGGAGGATCAGATCGTCAACATCGTGGGTATGGAAGCAATCAGCCACAACAAGGTCGATGGCCCCGACCTCAAGAGTCAAGTCCGTAGGGGCAACCTCATGGACATGGAAGTTGTCTGCATCCATAGTGAGAATGTGGATCTGAGTCAGAGCTACCGGAGCATCGTCTTCTAAAACATTGAAAGGATCAGCGACAGTTAGGTACTGCTTCTGAGTAAGGGCTATCGCAGAGGTATCGATGTCGTGTTCAGCATTCTGGACGGTTAGCCAAACTTTCTGCTCAAGAGTGATCGGGCCATCATCTTCTAAAGCATGATTCCCAACGTGAACAGGAATGGGAGCCTGGGCTATTAAATTCTCTCCGGTCCCGATCTCGTAGTAGTCGATCTTAACCATTGTATTAGCATAAAGAATGAGAGGAACCAGAGAGCCGTACTCGAAGTTCCAATCAGTCTCAGTTACATCTAAATCCCACCCGGCTGGCTCCTCGGTATCCGCAGCCCATACCTTGATCTTGAAATTCTGACCATTGGCTCGAACCCTGGTCCAGTACCAAGTATCTATACTCATAGCCTTGGCAGCGACATTCCCTCCAGGTTGCGTAGTATCGGCCCATCTCCGTTGAAAGGTGACCTGATTTCCAGAAATGTTGTGAAAAACCATGTAACCGCTGTCTATGGTACTCCCATATAAGTGTGCTCTGAGAGCAAGGGCGAAGCCAAGGGTTACGTTGTTATTTGTCTGCCACCGTGTAAGCAGATCAAAATCGTCAAAGTGCCAACCTGAATAATTAGCTTGTAGCGGCCTCCATATCGGAAGCTCATCAGGCCCAACGCCTCTGTAGACAGATATGGTCCAACCATTTAGGTTTAGATACCGGCCACCGATGCAATCAGACAGGCTCTCTTTTACCTCATAGGCGTAATAGGCAGCGTCATAAGCAACTTCTGTCCAATCACTTGGCTGTGTGTCGAAAGCGTAGCCCCTGAAATCCCAGAGATAATCCTGGGAGAAGGTAAGATCCGTACTTGTCATGTGGTGGTGGGCATCGTCCACCAGGAGATCGTGGGGGCTTACCTCGTCAAGGACTATTTCACCCCTGATCTCTACCTTCTTTACGGCCACCCAGGTTCTTGCCCCAAAAGTTGTATCCTGATTTCCATACGTACCCTGCCTGTAATCCAGATACTGTTTGCCAGCGAGGGGATATTTACCAGCCTCAACGATCATTGTTTCATCGCCCGACCAGTTCTGGCCACACCAACCCATGTACTTCATGTTCGCAACGGCTGCAGGAGACAATTCCTCGCTGCTCAAATTCCCCTGCATCTCGACATGGATAATGTAATCTTCATCTGCGTCCAGATTGACCTCGATCCAATCACTCCAGGCCCATTCGGTACTGTTCAAGTCTATGGCAGGATTCCCTGTGTTGAAGGTAATCCTGGTGGGAGTCTCCCTGTACTGAGGGCTATCGTCTGCAAGCATCCGACCTATGCTCATGCCCTTTATGTCCATCCCAAAGCCCCCTGCGGTAGTTGTCAGGATGCGAATATATCGGCCTGATCGGGCAAGGTGAATGCTTTTGAGTTTGTATCTGTTGTGATGATAGGTAGTTGCGGTCAAGCCACCACCTTCCCAAGCGCTATCACCAGTAGGGATTTTGGGATCAAAAACCGTTACGGTCACATAGTCTGCAGCTTCGCAATCGTGAGCATGGTAATTATCTGCGTCCATTATGAGATTGATGGCCTCTGGCTCTTGTTCTACAATCGTGATCGGGCCAGGATCTTCCAGAACATTGAAACAGTCTGCCACCGTGAGATTATGCTTTTGCGTAAGGGCTACAGCGCTGGTTTCAATGTCGCTTCCAGAGTCGGCCACCGTGAGATTATGCTTTTGCGTAAGGGCTACAGCGCTGGTTTCAATGTCGCTTCCAGAGTCGGCCACCGTAAGGTACTGCTTCTGAGTGAGCGCAAGGTCAGTAGGAGTAACTACGTTCTCATTGAAGGCATCATTCACCAAGATCGGGATGATCGGGACAATAGTTAAGTCTGTGGGGATAACTACGAACTCATGGTAGTTATCTGCGTCCATTGCAAGGGTGTCGATCCTGACAAGGGTTAGATCGGTAGGAGTGACTTCATTTACATTGAAGGCATCGTTGACAGCTAGGCTGTGCTTCTGAGTAATGGCGAGGGGATCGTCAACTTCATTTACATGATAGTTGTCAGCGTCCATTACAAGATTGTGGACTCCCGCACCCGCCTCAAACTTGTAAAAGACAACGATTTTGGAGCTAAATATAAGGTCTGCTACCTTGACATCTGTATAGAGATCCTGGGCCGTTCCAGGCATAACCATTGCTTCGATGGGAAGGAGGCCAGGAAAGTTCAATCCTAGAGTGGACCAAGTTGATTTCGCATCATCGCTACCCATTATGTCGTAAGTGTCATCCCCCCAGGTCGAGTATCCAATTTGGAAATAAGCTCCAGAACTGCCATCGTTGTGCAATACCGCTATCCAGTAAACTGTCGTGTCAATAGACTCGTAGGGGGTATCAAAAAGACCAATGTGCCACGCACTAGCAACTTCCAACTCAGCTACCGGAATTTGACCATCAGCGAGTGGTGAGCCAGGATCGGCCCCTGCAGCGTGGAGTTGCAAATCTATCTCAGTTGGTACGCTGGAAGAATAGCCAAAAACGCCCATGCCTATAATTTTACCGCCCTCGGCTGCGAACTCTGAAGCGACAGCTTCCCATGTCGCACCATCATAAAGATCCCAACTTCCTTGCATGTTACTAAAAGTTTCAATGGCATGGCCGGTATGGCCAAGGATTTGGTGGGAAATCCCTCCATCAGGGGCTTTAATACGGCTCCCATCTAGCTCGTTGTCGGTGGCATACTCACAAGCGCCTTCAAAGGTAGCCCCGCTCGAACAATCCACAGTATGAACGAAGTGTAAGTACCCACCATCTTCATCCCATTCGTTGGGGTCATATCGAGCAAAATACTCTTGGTTTCCTGCGCCACTTACCTGTTCAGAGATCATCTCCATTTGGGTCATAAGCTGGAGAATGTTGCTAACATCGGTTTGAACTATGTAGAGGTAAGCGTTGTAGAGAGTGACCGGATCTTTATCATCCTCAGTTAAGATTCGGATGCGATACCAAGCCTTATCCACCATCGTAAACGTAGTGCCAAAAGAGGCATGATGTACGGTCCCATCGCCTGTGGAGAAAACCTGGACGGTTTCCAACTGCGTCCAGTTGACGTTATCCTGGCTGTATTCAATGTCTAGCTGAATGTAATCCTTGTAGCTCTCACATGAATATGTGAAATAGCATTCGACTGTTGGGGTGGGTTCCCAAAAGCGGGAATCATAGTAAATATACTTTGGGGAAGCATTGGTCAGGGCTTCGGTTGAAACTGTCATGTAAGCCCCGATTTGGGGATGAGAAACCGTATCGGTGATCTCGGTTGCATGACTCTGAAGAATAATTATTTTAACGTCAGCAATGGCTCCATTGGTAAACCAGATAGCGCTGGCTCCATCCCTGGTGTAAGCCCTAACCGTGCCGGTGGGCGGCAGATTAGTTATGGGAGCGGATCTGTAGCGTGTCCAACCTGAAGAGTTGGGTGGAATAGTTATGGAACTACCTGTGTAGGCTGTACTTCCATCGAAAGCGCAGAGGTCTACGGTTAAAGCCTCAGAACCATGACCGTTTTGGGCAGTCACTTCAAGGTGGTAGGTTGCGTCACTATACTTGGCTAACTCAATATAGGCCCACCCAGGCAGTCCTTGGGCAGAGACTCCGCCATAATCGGTAACTATCATGCATATTTCTTGTCGGAACTTCTGCGTCATTTACGCCTTCCAACTACCCAATCTTGCGTAACCTGACTCCACCTGGACTCTCTCGGAATGGGTCAGCAACCTATTGAAATGGATCTCCATCCTGTCATGTACCTTCGGACTGTTTACCGGATCAGACTCCACGGCCCAGACCGTTGCATCGAGATCGTCAATGCCTATGGACTCAATCCAAGCCTTAAACTTTTTGGTGTGCATAAAAACGTCTTTGACCACATAGACGTTGGAGTCAATATCGCCTACGAATCCTGCCAACCCCGCCTTAAACAAGGACTCATCGGCCATCAACTCGGCCAGTTTAGCTTCCTGGTCAGGAGACAATGCAGTCTCGAACCCAACGAGTATTTCCTTGAGGGTAAAGCTGGCAGAATAGGCGCTAAATCCAAGCACCTTGTCTATCTTCCACAGAACGTGCCAGTTCTTGCCGCTCCTCCCATCAAGGGGATAACGATATGTTTCCATGCTAGTACCTCACCGAAAAAGGCCACACCCCTCTCGGAGTGTGGCCTATACCAGGGAAAAAGGAGAGAGGTTCCATATCCCTCACCCCTATGAGGGATCTCGATTATCCACCTATCTAGGTGGGATCACGCAGGGTGATCGTCCAGGCCGGGGTATTGACCTTGTTTCCACCTGTCAAGTTTTGCTGAGTGCAGGACGTAACATAAAGCACGTTCTGCAAACTCGCAGACGATGAATGCCATTGAACAAGACCCACATGGCTGGCATTTGCGCTCGATGCAACACCGTTGACTGACATCGATGTCGCTACGCTAACCTGAAGCTCCCGACCATTGGGAGAACCCTCGCCAGGGCCAGTATAGTTAGCCGAAGTAATGGTTTTCTCAGCCAACCGGAACCCGCTAGAGTCCTTATCCTTCTGAGCATTGGAGTATGCCGAAGCTCCTACCGGCTCTGAGGTCAGCACCACTAGCCGTGTAGCGTTCGACTTGATGTAGCCCAACGCCTCGTCCAAAACATCATTGTGTACGTTCTTGCCCATCTTCTGTCACCTCCTTCTTTTGATTGTCGTAATCTGGAAAAACCGGCCTCCAATCGGGCCGGTCATGGAATGTATTAACAGGAGCAAACAAGATGTTGTTTTCCGTGAGCTTTAGATAGCTCCTGTCGCCCCATTGGTAAGCTCGATGAATCCACAGCGCAAACAGAGTGCCAAGCTGATACTGGTTCTGGTTGAAGTTAACCATATCCGGCACGAAGGCATCCATCGATAAGCGCTCGGCTTCCTCCTGATCTTCGTCCCAGGTCCACTCCTCAGAAGGACCGCAATGTTGCTCGAACTCCGTACAGGCTCTCTTGAGGATCACCGGCACTTGTTCCGGCAACGCCAAGTCCTTGGCCTCTTCCGCACTCATCAGAGAGGCAGTTATAGGAACGTCCAGAATCGTACCGGATCTGGAAGCTCCATTCTGGAAAATCCCTCTGATTTGTCCGTAACGAAAATGGCCCTCCTTGGGTGAATGGTTGTACCAGTATGCCCCATACATCTTGTCAGAGTTCATCCTGTCGCCCTCAATCCCACATTTCGAGGCGATGTCGAGTTCCCGCTGCAGATAGTAGGTGAAGATCAATTCCTCCAAATTGCGTGGAGCGACCACCACTTTCCAACAATGTTTCTGACACCAGATCGGAACCTTGTTCTGCTTGTGAAGGACGTTGAAAAGGACTTTGTGGTGGAAGTTACAGTTCTGGACGTAAGTGGGTTTGTGATAGTACCAGGGCGCAGTTGGATGAGGTCTGCGATGATGGTCGATCTTCCCATCAGCACCTCGAAGCCAGTACCCCTGACCAGTAGGGGTCGCCAGGAATTTCTCATTGAAATCCCTTTTCTGGGATTCGAGGTAAAGGTTAAGCGTTGCTACCATTTTTGCACCTCCGACTAAGGTTCGAGTAGCGATAGGTAGCGGTCAGCAAACAGTACGGCTGATCCTCGGAGTGCAGAGGGGTATTCCATTCTGCGCTGAGTGAGATTGATAGCGGAGCCATCTTGGATGCCCAACATTATCCCCTCGGTGCTAGTCCAGAGCGCAGCCGGACCATAGAAGTCGCCACCACCTACCTTGCTTGCTTCAATGACAACATCGGTATCCTCGATTGCCGGATAGTCACACACAAGCCTCCTCCTCATTTCTTGTGGTAACTGGCCCTCGATGAATATCGTGTTGGTTTCCAACCCAACGAAAATACCGTTGGTAACAGGTCGAAACATACGGATCTCACTCTCAAAAGGCAGGAAATTCCTGGCCAGATCAAAGAGGTTCAGACCGTACGGCTCTGAGTGCCATGCGACAGCACCCTGGATCACATAGATGTGACCGTAATGGTACGCTAGGCGGGAGCCTACAGGAGGCCCAACAAACTCACGATCTGTATCGGGTCCATAGTGGGTTCCCAAGCTCCAGGCATGGTTGATACCATCCTCGATGTAGCCTGTCTCGAAGCCATTGGCATAATAAGTACGGCCACCAAGCTGCAAGTAACGCATCTTTGCGCCTTGGGTCACAGTTGCAACTTCCTGGCGACTGTAATCAGCCCCTAATAGATACAGCTTGGTTCCGTTAACAAAAAGGCATGGGCCACCCTCGCAGAACATGGAGTGAACCTCCTCGGTCCTGGTGGTGGGAGCAAAGCCCTTTCGTCTGCTTATCCTGCCTGTCTCGTCATGGTCTACGTTGTAGGCCGCAGCGAGATCCTGAACCCCTGTTTGGGGATCGTATGGCAGACGCACAGGATCTATCTTGTTATTCAAGCCGTTAGAGCTTGAAAAGATGCGAATGGGTTCAGCCATGAGAGAAGTAAGAGTCCCAATCTATTTCGGTTTCGATGCCTACCGGAATCCTCGTTTGTGGCCCCAGGTATATACGGAGTTCCCCTTGAGCTTCAGCAAACTTCTTCGTGTACCAGATCGTGTTGACCTTTTCACCCTCAAGACCATCCTCGATCTCTTCGTAAATCTCTCTACACGCATAGCTGACCAGCAAGGGTTCAACCAGGTGTTCCGGCAGGATCTCCACCTTCTCTGTTCGCATATCAATGCGATCAGGGTAACGCCAGTAATTCAGGCGAATGGTTTCTGAAGAAGAAGGCACTCGTTGGTAATACAAGTGCCTCCCTTTTATAGCCAAACCGACAATCCTACCTGTCTGATCGAGCATAGAAAACCAGCGAAGCAACTGTACGGTGGACGGATAGATTTTGATCTGACGGTTGTGAGAGGTACTATGCGCCCACCTCAGATTGCGCTGATAATCTCTCGGCAGGGGTATATGATTCACACCAGGATCGGTTTCGACATCAACGAAGGTTTCCAGATCCTCAATCAGATATTTCCCACAGATCCACCTCAAGCCGGTATTGAGCTTGTCCAGGATCTTGGCATAGGTGTAGGAAGCATCATCGATTTTGTCCTTAACCTTCTGAACCAGCGATTGGGCAACATCAAGGTGCGGTAGGACTTCGGCATAGGCTTCTACTGCCGATAAGTTCGCATCAAGCGTGTTGGCCATTTTAGTATCCTGTGGCTTCCCAGTAGCCGATTGAACTCGAATCCGCAACGATGGTCACGGCACTACCGGCCACCGGAAGGGACTCATTGACAACTGGCGCATTGGCCTGGACTGCGCTTCCCTGGTGCTGAAGCGCTAAGGTTTCACAACTGCGTAGGCCGGTATTGATGTCTCCACCGCCAACGGACGAGCAATCAAACGTGCCAGAGTTTCGCCTTTTGTTGCCAAAAACTGTCTTTACGGTAATCGCACTTTCAAAAGCCATCTGCTTACCCTTTCGTTTTTGTGAAGAAACGAGAGGTAGGCAGACGTATGACTACCTCTCGTTTATGGGTTTAGATCAGTCGATCATCAGCCAAACCGGATTGTATTCGGTGTCTTTACCGGCAGTACCGAAAACGATGGCGTAAGGCTGGCAAATATCTACGGTGAGAGCGGTGGTAATAGCGATCATCGAGCCAGCGGTTGTGCCACCAATGGTCAGGATCGTACCGACTCCTGGAGTCGCTGTGGTCAGCACATTGGCCACGCCACCTGTCTGATTCCAGAAGAAGTGATTGGCCGGAACAACCATCGGGGGAACTCCGGTCATAAAAGACTCTTCCGTTTGAGACTCGGTAACGCCATACCAGGGACTCTGCGTCAGGGTGAACTGAGTTGTCGTTGTGACCAGGGCCACCCGAATCGCATCGACCAAACCAACGATGATGGAGGTTCCTGAGAGGGCGACTGCACTTGACGAATTGATGAGGTATTGCTGGCCCTCACCAGTACCGTCATTGGCCTGGAAATAGCCACCAGCGAAGAAATCCGCTGCATAAGCTGCAGCAGCAGAGGAGATGGTTTCCGAAATGGTCATAGCACCAATCGCATGATCGCTGGCGCAATTCTCATCCATCACATCGGCTGCAATCGCTGGAGCGATATTGGCCTTACCGGGAGCCAGGGCTGAAGTTCCAGCCTTGGCATACCGAAACTTGCGACCATCCTTGGTAATCCTCAGAGTGCCAACGGTTTCCTTGGCGACTGCGGAGGTGGCATAAAGTGGCTGAACGAATCCAGCACGTTTTAAGGGAGCGCTCATTTGTTACTCCTGTTGAAGCGCAGTTAATCCGGCCCTCGCCCCGCTTCCTGGGGAATCTTTGTTTGAGGGCCGGTTAGCCACTATTGGCTAGGTGTCATAGATGATGTATCCAACACATTGATCCCGATCCCTAGAGGTGGGGTTGATGTCCATAGCCCGAATCGTCTTGGTGGTATCCACCGTTTCGATCTCGGTTGCCATCAGAGCTATCACCTCGGCATGGGTTCCAGGGGATGTCTTGAATGTTTCAACGGCATAATTAGCCATGATCCACCTCTAAGGGTTGGTCGTGATCGTAAGTGGCCCATCATCTTCAAGAACGTGATAGGCACTCTCTGCCTTGGCATAAGAGTCGTACATCACAAACCCGATACATCGGTCACGGTCCCTGGAGACAGGGTTGATCCCTAGCATTCGCAGGGTTGCTGCGTTATCCAGGCTCTCGACAAATGTCTCCAGTAGAGCCTGGACCTCTTCGAGAGTACCCAAGGGGGTCACATACGTTGAAACCGCATAGTTGGCCATGATCCACCTCTACGAAACAGCGGAGTAAACGATATGGGCCTTCCTGTTGTTGACCACCAAGTTGCCGTCCCAATAGATTTTCATGGTCCGATCTTCTGGCGAATCAGGAATGACCTTCCACTTGTTCCTCATGTAGTACCCTTCTTGGTGAATCGCAAAACCGATGTGCCGACTGTTCAAGAAGAACATGGCGCTGGTGGGGCAAAAATCATCTGGGAAGATGTCTTTGCCTTCAAAGTGCAGACCTGTGAAACCAGCTTTGACCGCAGCGGAACCTTCGGTGGTAAACCGCTGTTGTACCTGGAGAATGTCTGCCACTATGTTCCAGAGAGCTTCGGTAGTGACTACCAGATTGGGTTTCCCGCCAACTCCGTCACGCAGCTTGGCTGCGGAGGCAGCGGTGCGGATCGTGTTCAGGGTAAGGGTTGTCGCTGTGCTGACATTCCTGCCTTCCCACGGCTTTGTGCCATCGACTGCAATCAGATCCTCTTCCTCGATAGCCCCATAAGGGACTCCAGCGGATTCGTTGCAGCAAGCAAGTACACCAGTTAAGCGAGTGGTATCCCCGCCAGCGGCATCGTAGATGGAGCCAGCCAGGAGTTTGGTGAGACTCTTCTGAGCGCCAGCCGTTCTTTGCTGAACTAGGCTGACTTCAGCGTACCGGCCAGCGTTCTTCAGAGTGTCGATTCGATAGATTGTAGCGTTGCCGTAGCTGTGCTTCCAATCAAAGTACGCAGCGGTCACCGACTCACGATCATCGCTGACAACCGTGTCGCCCTTCTTGTAGAAGTGGGCTTCTTGGCCATCGTACTCTAATGGGATGCGGATCTTTTCGCCACCATCCGGCCTCTCCCACAGTCCCTTTTGCTGCTGCATCAGGTAAGTGAGAAGGAAGGAGGTGTAGAAATAGATGTCTACGGCCTTGCCCCCATCAGCCATGAAATAATCATTGGTGATGGACTCAAGTTCCTCGAACGGAAGTGCCATAGTAGATCCTCCCTACAGGAGCGATCTAACCACCACTTCGTTGCTTTTGTCTTTCCTCGCTTCGTTTCGCAAGAACAGTAGTCAGACCGCCGAACTTTTGAGTGTTTTTCAGTTCCTGGGGGATCTGACTCGCCACCGTACTCGATCCAGTTGCACTCGGCCCACTTGGGAGCGTTTGAGTTTCCCTTTTGGCCCTGAGATCCTTCTCTATCTTTTCCCGCTCGTCCTTGACCCCCTCGGCAATTTTATCCTCGATGGTCTTGGCTTGCGTTAAAGCTAGGTAGGCTGAGATGGCATTGTGACCGGGGTTCGTTTGCATATAACGCTGCAACTCACCTCGATCCCACATATCATCGAACTCAGGGTTTTCCTTGGCAAACTCGTTGAAGGTATGCTCGACTTGGGCCTCGTAGTTCTGGTTCTGCATTTCGCCTCGCAATTCGCCCGAAAGCTCATGCTTGGCTTGCTGCAGGACGTTGACGTAATAACCCTTGGGATCGTCTTGCTGCCATTCCAACATCTGCTCATCCGACATTTTGGCGATGTCCTTAAAAGGCAAATCTCCCGAAGGCTTATCCCCAGGCTTCTGTGTTTTTACCGACTCAAGTTCCGTTTCGAGCTTCGTGGCCTTGGCTTCTGCAGCCGCCATCTTCTGGTGAAGCTCTTGGAACCTGGGGTGCTTGTCGAACCGTTTGAACTCATCATCGGTGGTTTTACCCTTGCCCGAATCAGTCGGATCGGCTCCCTTGTCGGTCCCTTTGCCGTCTTTGGCCTCAGTCGCACCTTCCTGGTCACCTTCGGGTTTATCGCCCCCTTCAGGCGGTTGTCCTTCCTCTGGAATGGTCGGAATAGCCATATCCACAGTATGAACAAGGTCACCTTCTGATGATGCCTTCGGTGGGGACGAGTCACCGGCTGCACCGGATTGACCGGCATCTGTATTTAGCGTCCCTTGATCGTCTGACATACGGCCTCCATGTGAATTGAGTAAAAAAAAAGGCCCAACTCCCCCAAGGGAATCGAGCCTTTACTAGAATCCGCTCTTTCTATGCGGAGCTAGTCAGGGATCGGCTCAACGCAAGTCGTGCTTACGCTGAGTGATTGTTCGATGCTTTGTGAGGCGCATCGAATCCCACCTTGATAAAAATCAAGGGTGATTATTAGTCTGCCAGTAAATTCCAAATCTGTCAAATGCACGACATAGTTAGCGACCTTTTTTAGCGGGTCGCTGTTTAACCTTGGGCTTTTTGGCCCTTTTCTTGTTGGTGTCTTTTCCATCTGTGATAGTTTCTGCTTGGTTTCCCGCTTTCTTCCAATCTTTCTTCGGCCAAATCTCTACGGTACAGGTTTTGGCTGGAGTTTTGTGCTTGGGAGGGCAGCGAAAAACCTTATACCAAAATCATTGCCGGTCCCATCTCCGTCCGTATCAGCGCAATCGGCTGGATTATCCGACCAAGCGAACGTACTTTCTGCTAATTGCTCGTTGGTCCCATCCTCGATGTGGAGTGCCTTTACACCGACAACGTAGGAGCCTTTCTGGTTAAGCGTAATAGTAAGCTCGGTTGCCGTGATAGGTGGATCTGTAATCTTTGTTGGATTCGCATGATTAGGGTCTGTAGCCTTGTTTGCCAGCCACACTTCGTACTCAACATGAGTGCCAGCGGGGATCGGATCTCCATCGGTGTCAACGGGAACAGCGTCCCACATCACAGTTGCTTGATTGGCTGTTACCCACTCGATACCCCAGGCAGCGGTAGTGAAGGTGAAGAGAGCAATCACCAAAACTGAGACTGTTGCTAAAAACAATCCTCTGACTTTCTTAACTCCTCTGCGTAAACTCCTTCGTCTGGACATGGCTGTCTCCTCCACGATTTAGGTTTCCTCCTTAGATCCTTCCAAGCCAGTATGTTACCTCCTTTCGTATCTTTCTCGCCCATTAAGTGAACAGCGAACCCCCTTCTTAGGAAGAACTCAGGGGTTAGCGGTGTACGATAAACATCTTTTGGGTGCAGGAGTTCATCCTCACCGTTTTGGTATGGGTAGTTGCCCCAAGGATTCATTGCGACTAGAAGTTCGGTGCATACTGCTTCAAGTGAGGCAAGGGCGAGATCGATCTTTTTTACTTCCTCCAAAAGACCTGGGCCGTTAATCCACAAACCGACATCATAGCTCCTTCTAGCACCCAGGAGCCGCCCATTGCCTATATCGTCAATGTAGACATTTTGTATCCAGGGATATTTTTTAAGAACGGCATTGGCCCGATCCTCATCGATCTCGAAAACCTCGACTTGAGCATTGAAAAAGTCGTAGGCCATTGCCAGCGAATATCTAAAATCGAATTGCTCTATACTGGCTCCAACGTAAAGGAAGCTGCGCCTACTCCAAATCTGCGGAATGTAACTCTCCAGTTGCATCTGCCTAATCATTTCCGCATCACGTTGCTTGGGTGGTTCCGTCATAAGCGAGTTGCGATCATTCTCTGCCATCTTCTTTTTCCTTTCGTGGACATTTGTACTTTCGCTTTTTTGCTGGTACGGCCTTGGCCGATTTGCCTAAGTAATATGCTTCGTAAAAGCAGTAATGCTTCCCCTGCCACCCCCCATAGGCGGGACAGGGGTTACACGATTTCGACATGGGTATTCACTAACTGCCATATAAACTCACAACCCTTTAGCGCTGCATCCCGCAACTCTTTCATTTTTAGACCTCGCAAATCTTCGAGATCCTTAAATTTTGGCGTATAAGGGCCATAATAGATTGCCGGAACGTCCCAATAAACCGCTGCAACTCCAGGGTGATACCTAGCTGTGTGAACCATATCCAGAGTGCCGATGAAACCCATGAATTTTCTAGGCTGCAGTCTCATCCCAGGAATGCCTAGCTTTGGCTCATGTTCATAACCATCACTTGGATGCTCAAGAACCAGTTGGCAGTCATTCCCCTGGCCCATTTCATGTTGCATAAGAACTCCAGCCCTCATCTTCCTGGCTGTGGTAAACGATTTATTGAAGAGTTTCCTCTTGTCTTCTGGGTTCCACTCTTGAGGCTCGACTAGAAACGCAAAGTCAGGTGCGATAACCGGATGCCCCCCGGTAGTTCCCATGTAGTTCATTGCAGAGAATTTGCCTCTGGCTATGGCAGGGATCTTGACAACCATCTTCGGATCTGGCCGGTGGAAACTCGTTGGGCCATAGACGTAGTGGACATGGTGTGATTTTGCCTGGGCAATGTAGAAGGCTCTCATCCTGTCATAATCGTGGAGAGTCCCGCCAAGATCGACTGCTATGTCGGCCCATTGAAAAGCTACAGCCGATGCGTTGGGCCAAGTGAACTCATGCTCCAAGCTAGGCCACAAGGACTTGTCTTGCATCTCGTTGACAGCAGAGATTTTGGCATCTTGATCGAAGGTGCGGATACCGTTCAAAAAGCCCTCCATCTTCAACCGGCCAGCGACATCACGGCTGCTTGTATTCACTATCAGGTAATTCATCCTCGACCTCACGGTAGGCACAGGTGCAGACTTCCCTGTTCTCATCACCCCTCGGTTCACCTATGCAGCAAACAAACGGCCTCGACTTGCCCAAGGGACAGTATTCAACACCCTTCTCATTGACCGTCAAATAGAGACATTCCTCCGGCTTATCTTCTTTCCTGGGAAGTCGCAGCCCATTGATGTAGGGCGCTTTGCAGCAAACGCCACACAAGTTGCAGCGAACAACCTTGACCAGCGGTTTCTTTTGTCCTAAATGGAGTTGCATAACTCCGATAAGTTCGGTTTCGGCCAGCAAGAAAAGACGTTTGTTATACGCATACTTCGGGATCTCGAAGGTCACTCTCACAGGATCTCTCTCGCTCTCTCCAGGATCTCTTTAGGGGTGAATTGCCGACCTCCCTGGCCGGTGGCTTTCACGGCTGCGATTAGAAGTTGTTCGGCCCCTACCGCTTGCCAGCCTGTCTGAGTCGCTTGGCCCTCCGCTTTCGGGCCTGGGACTTGCCGTAATAGCTGCGCTCTACCGCCCTTAATTGGGCGTGGGCTTTCTTTTTGCTTTTGTGGCGGCCTAGAGTCCTTGTCGGACTTTTTACAGCGTATCCGTTTGTTTTGGCCACTCTGAAGGGCATTGAGTTCTCCTCTCAGGATGGATTGGAATAGAAATTCGTTGCCGTTTATGGACCTCAAAAGTTGAGTTGCCAGGGACTTGGATATGGCCCTGAACTCGATCTCTCCTTTTGCATCGTCCCTTGGTATCAGAATGTGGGTTAAATTTCTATTGCCATCCTTTTCCGATGCTTTTCCCATACTTCCCTGTTGACTTTCCTGTGGTCGGGAGGGGTCGGTTTTGTCGGGCGCTCTCCTGGATGCAACGGTCTGATTCCCTCACCCTTCATCCATCGTTTGTAGTTTGCTCTCGTAGGGTTTTTTCTAAATTCGACACAATGCGGTTTATGAGGATCTTTGTCAACGACATCAACGACTGATTTAAGCCATCCAGTATCTTCGTTAGCCGTAAAGACACCACCGCAAGTAATAAGGCGCTTCGATGGAGCATTACAAATCTCACACGCAAGAACTTCTTCCTCAATTCCAGCAATAACCTCGAATACATGACCACACTCCGTGCATTCCTGATCGTACAGGGGCATAATCCCCTCCTCAGAAAGAAACGATCCTTAGTCCAGCCAAGACAAGTTCAAAATCCATGAGATCCCCCAACTGAGGATACCCCAGGCAGAGAGATCACCAGGACTCAATCATGCCGTGTCGGCAACCTACCAGATCAGAAACCTCGCTGGCCATAAAAGCCCCAAGGGCCACCACAGGTAGCACCACCATTTCGGCACGGCAAGATCGGGATCTATCGCCTTGTCGATGATCCATAACAACGCTCCGGCAGCTAGGTAAAGGCTGGACAGAAACCACATCATTCGTTATCCGATTTCAGACCCTTCTCTACGAATGGGCCTTGTTCTCGTTTGTTGGCCGTTTTCGTGGCATCACCATTGCCACTATCAGCTTTCACATCGATCTCTTTCTCTCTGAGTTCCATTTCCTTGAGGAGCTTGGCCCTATCGATGGTGATTTTCTCCTCGTCAAACTGCACACCAGCAATCTTGACGGCTTGCTCCACCTTCTCCGTGTTGATTTGTTCGATAGTGAGTTGAGCCTCGGCATACAGTTTCTCTACTTCGGCCTCCATCTTCTTTGACTCGGCCTCTTGCGCTCCTCCCATCCCTTCTTCTGGTGCGGTGAGGAGTTCCTGGGCCGTGGGGATCTGACCATCCTCGAAAGCCCTGTCGAAATCCTTCATGTCCATTTGCTGGAGGTACTGCATGGCTTGCAGGAACTCATCTGGGAATCCCATCTTCTGCAGCTTCTCCAAAAGGTCGGCAAGTGGTCCCAGGCCCATGCGTTTCACTACCTGTTTCCACATTGGCCAATCCATGCTTTTCAGGAGTTCTGCCTGATCGATGGCCCCCATCTGGTAAAGGCCGATAGCTTCCTCTCTCTCTTGGACCTTCGAGCGTGGGAGGGTTGATCCGCTGACAACATTGAGCTTGGCAGGGATAATCATTTCATTGCCTTGGATGGCCTGAGTCATTTCCTCGCCATCCTGCTCGTATGAGATCCAGCGTTCCTGGGTGTACCAGTTCATCACATGAGAGAGGTACATTCGGCCCCGCTCCCGAACCATCTTCGAGTAGTTGCGGATCTTGCCACGGAGCATGGTGGCTGCACGTTCCAGCAAGGTGGCGATAGCCTTGTAAGCTATTACCTCCCTGCCTGGGGTCTGCGCTTGCTCCAACTCGAACG